GCAATTAATAATGTAAATGTAAAATTTTTAAATCCAAAATTTGATGGTGGTGTTAATTTATCACCACAATCCTCTTCTTCTGATGGATGTAATTCATTTATGTTTGTAAAATTTCCATCAACTTGGTAATTACTATGAAAAGATGACACCGTATAAACTTTATTATAATTAAATCTATAAAAATAATCTTTTGGATAATATTTTTCCATTTCACTATATAAAATTCCATAATTCGAATAGTTAGGGTCACTTGTTGCACCTGTAACCGCAATTGGTGGATACCCATTCCAATCTGTTCCAAAATAATATGATTTATCAACTTCAGTTGTATACTCTCTAATATTTGGAACCAGATAGTCAGCGTTAGCTGTTGCCCTACTTAAATCATTATCGTTCATACCGATTCTAAAACGATAACACGCGGAAGTCGGTACACCTTTATTTGGGTCATTAGTAATTTCATTTTCTCCAAACTCATTTGTATAGACATAATCCATATTCATTTCAATTGGAAACACAAATCCACCGTCGTCTGGTATGTCTTCGTTTAATTCAACCTCTTCTAATATTGGTCTATTATTTACATCTTTTTTCGGGGTGAATCTAATTGCTTCAATCTTACCAGATTTAGCAACCAAACCACATTTTCTACCCATTTTCTTTTTAGGTCTACAGTTTTTATTAACTGCACTTTTACCGTTATCACCATATATTCCACCAATAATAAACGCTGTCGGTGTTATATTAATCCCTTTCTCCGATAAATCAAAATCAGTTCTTGTTAAACCAATTTCACAAAAATCATCATTACCCCAAAAAGGAAAAACTTCAATTGTTTTATCAAATGAAACAATTTGTGGTAATGTATTTAAATCTTCAGATGCCTTAAATGTATATTTGTTTTTAAATTTATCCACTCCATCACCTTGTCTCATAAAATCATAAGGTCTTAAAGAGAAACAACCAATATCGGATAAATCAACATCAACGTGAATTGTTTGTTGTCCTAATGGAACCCCCCAAATCATAAAGTCACCAGAACTATTTGTTTTAACCGTATATGAATAATAAGTTTCATACACTTCTAAAACTTCCTCTCTTGTTAAAATATCTTCTTGGTCAAAGAATGTACCAGTCGGTTCATGTCCTCCATGTTGTTTTCTTGATGGTAACAAATTGTATCTATAATTGTTACTATTTTTATCCCCAATTTCAGTATAGGGGTATAACGCCGATATTACAGGGTCATTTGAATGTTTTTCTAATTGTGGAACAAATATAGATACTCTAGCGTTTGGTACACCTAAACCATTGTTTACTGAAATTCTACCACATACAACACCGTAATCAGAACACATCGATGAATAAACATCCTGTTGTGTGAATCTTAATGATAGAACTTCCAAAAAATCAAAATCTTGTTTTAATTCAAGATTGACTATTTGGTCCTTCCCAATGTTTGTGGATATTCTATGCTTCTGTATCATTCTTTTAATAAATAGAAAAAAGGAGATTTTCTACTATTATAAACAAAAAACATTTTAATATGTAGTCGTTCCTAATGTTTTGGTTCTTACTCTAATATCAGTATTAGGGAACCTTATTTGGAATATTTGGTTAGACTTCATAAAAATGGTCATATCTGATTGTAAAATTTCCTTAGTTAAAGTGTCTTTATATGCCATTGCGGTTTCTGACGATGAATATAATCCACCAATCTTATTAAAAACTCTAATGTCTATTACATTTACCACTCCAGGTATTTGACCAATATGTCTAATTAAATCTCCCATGAATAACGGATCACCCATTTTTCTTTTAGAAATATCAAAGAAATCTGTAGTATCGTTAATTGCTGTTTTAACGACATCTGTTGGGTTTTCATTTTTATCGATGACAATATCCATTTCCAATGATAAGTCGATAACTTCACCACTTGCAATGTCAATATAGTCATTTATCATTCTATATTCAGAAAGATATTCTATAATATTACTTTTTAATGTATTTGAAACTGTATCGGATAAATTACCATTATCATCATAAGATAAGATTTTAATTTTTACCTTATTATCTTCTTCAACGACATTCACTTTTGCAGGTGCTCCGAATGTTGCAGGCATCACCTCAATTAATGATTTATAATCATTTAAAGTTACCGCTCTATTCTGAGCCGCAAAGTTATAAGAAATCATATTTCTTAATTCTTCAATTGTTGGTTGATCCGCACCACCCACAGCCGGTGTTACATTTGTAACCCTCATAGATTGGGTCACTTGTGTGTTAGTTGTGGATATAGGTCCGTTAATATCTAATTCCATATTATCAATACTCGTGATAACATTTACACCTAAATTTGAATCTTTTCCTCCTCCAACTCTATATTTTATGAATAAGGTTGTACTTGATTTTGGTATTGCACCCAATGACATATTATTAAGATAGGTTGAAAGATTAACTTTCATTGTACCGTTCATGTAACTATCTAAATTATCTAATGGGTCAACATTACCTGAACCGAATGTAACTGAAAAATATCCTTCTGGTGTATATTCAGTTACAAATTTATTTGTAACAGTTCTATTTGTTCCCGCCTTAAAATTATTTTTATCCGATACTGCGGTTGGGTCTGGAACAAAAACTTTATCCTGTACCAAACTTTTAACTTCATACCATTTATTTGTTAAATCACTAAATTCACTTGAGGTTGGATTTGCACCAAAGTTAGTTCCATCTTTATGTATAATACTTGTAATACCCAAGACATCTTGTTCAGGTAAATATAATTTTAAAAATGGTTTTTGATCCAATGAAGTAATTACTCTTCTATAAATTCTTGTAACCCCATTAACTACCGCTTCTCTTTTTGTAATTGTGTATGATACCAATGAATTATTTGCATTAAAATTTGGTATTTTTAATCTATTTGGTTCACCTTTACTATTAAATGGGTCTGAAAAATCTACATCCTCTACAGTTTCGAAAATTTGTCCTCCTCCCGATACTTGTGTTCCTGATCTCATAATTCCCAAATATCTATCGTCCTCCTTATCACCTCTAACCGGAACATTTATTGAGAAATCACACAACGCAACTGAAGGTCTTTTACATGGTATTTTCATACCATAAGTTTTTGCAATATGAAATAACGATTGTCTTTGTTGGGCAAAATCTAACATTGTTTCTTGCCAAACTCTATCTATATGAAAGTGTAAGTTATCCGCAACTGCAGCATTTAAATCTAACAATACTGAAAATATGGATGCGTCATTGGTGTTTTTAACCAAGTCAGGGTAATATTGTGTTGTTAGATTTACTAACTCTTCTCTTAAACCCACGAAATCTCTTGTTGCGTATGATATTTTTTTACTCATCTTAAATGTTTAGTATTATAAAATCCGAAGACGTAAATGCTCCGTTATTTACTGTATATTCAATTTTAACTACAGCTGTATGTGGTTTTTCAGATTGACTAGAAACCCTAAAAAGTCGATTATCTTCATTTTCTTGTGGTGAAACGATTTGGTCTGGGTCATCTTCTGCGGATACTACCACTATTGAAGTTAAATCCAAATTAGGTATGTATTTTTTTACAGAATCACGAATTTCACTTTCAATCAATCCAAACGTAACAGCATCGTTTTGGTCAAAGATATATTGATATAATCTAGTACCAAAATCAGGTAAAAAATATCTACTACCTTTCTTTGTCAATAGGAGGTGTATTAAATCAGCTCTAATCTCTCTTTCGGGAGTACCAGTCATCTTTAAAAACTTTCCTTCTAAACTATCCCTAAATGGGAAATCTATTCCATAGGTTGCTGCCATATTCAATAAATATAAACAATACGAAAATGGTTATGTATCTTCTTTTATTTTTGTATTTCCCTTTTGATGTGGGGGTAAGTAAGGACATGATGAACATTTGTTACCACAACAATACCCTCTCTTCAATAAAAAAAGAGAAGTCAGAACCATTAGCCCTGACTTCTCATCTATGTAATAATCAACCCCTTCTACCATTAGATACTTGTAATTTCACAACTTCCACCAGAACATGCTTGAGCTGCAAAGTCACTAATATCTTTATATTGAGGTCTGTCTAAAATTTCACCGAAATTAACTTCTTTAAATTGACGAGTGATAGTTTCCCATTTGTAGAACAAATGGACGTCTTTCAAACAATAAACCATTTTCTTCATGTCACCTTTAAAGTAGTTCTTAGCAAATTTCTTTGCTCTTGACAACCAATATTCTTTTAATAAAACTTGTTCTCTTGTTCCTGTTAAAGTTATACTTCTATCTAATAGAGTATCGCAAGCTAACCATAAGTTTTGATTAAAGTAATGTAAACCATCAATAATTAAACCTGATGCCAAAATTGAACCTTTACCATATTGTTCAATAATATCTTCCAAATTTAATACTGAGGTGAATGGTGCCTGATTGAAATCTTTATCTCCATAATCTGACATGAAACTTACAGCAGTAAAGAAGTCTCTTTCTTCCCAAATGTAATCAACAATTGCATCTTTGTCATCGATAATTACAGTACAAGATGTGTTGTGATTAACTCCTTGATATGCACATAATTCGTGATTAGTTCCCGCATTTACCCAATGTTGTTGAACCAATTTAATCAATTCAAGATGTTTAATTCCTTTCATATCTTTTTTGAATAAACCAACTTTTGGATTTTCAACAGGAACAAAAACTACGTAATCACTTTTAGTTGATGACCATACACTTTCTTCCAATAAGAATCCCATATTGTCAACTAACCATTTTGCGGTGTTACTTTCTTTATTCAATTGCATAATTCGGAAATACTTTTCAGAGTGTTCAGGGTGAATACCTGACGCAGTTCCTAATACAACTGACGCATTACCTGAAGGTTTAACACAAGTAGTTCTTGCCGCTTGGTTAATACCAATTACCACAGCAACTTCTTTATTTGTGTCTTTAACCATTTGAGCACCTTCTTCTAATAATTCCGCATTAAATAATTTTGGATTGTTCATCCAACCTGTAATACTAACACCTAACAATGCTTCTCTTTCAAAAATCTTTCTACTTGTTTCACCTAAATAAGGGAAATTTGTATATCCTGCTTGTAATGTACCTAAGATAGACGCATCTCTACATGCCTTTAAAAATTTATCTTTCGTTGTTGCTTTCTCCGCATTAATTTCAGTTAAGTTACAACCTTGGATACCAAATTTTTCTTTATTATTTCTTACATATTCTTCGACATCTTCATATTTGATTTTAGAAAAATCAACAGTATCTAATACAGGGATTTTTAAAATTTCAAAACATGGGTTGAACATATCAAACCAACTATTAGCAAATACAAATCCAATATCGTTAGCACCGTCATTAAGTTGTACTAAGTAATTAAATTGTTCTTTTTGTACTTCACTTCTTAATAATAAAACTGAGTTATTACTACGACCTCTTTGTGGATTTTCCATTCTCCAATTACCTGTCTTAGCATGGATCATTTCAGTATCGTTAGGGTCAACAATCATATTCAATGCTGAACGTCTAACACCGCCAGATAACACCGCATCGGCAGAATGACAAATAATATCAAAAGCTAAAATAGGACGAATTTTATTTCCTTCTTTATCAATCCATTTTTCAACTAATTGTTCAATTTTTTCTAAAGATTGTTTTAATCCTTCAGGACCAGGTGCTTTAAATCCACCACTAATAAAGGCACCCTTTTCTCTGATTTGTGAATAATCAAATTTAACTTCATATCCCGCAAATTCAGGGAAAGGTTGTTCATCGACAAAATATGACGACATAATAACCCCCAATGAGTTTGCCCATCCTTCAATACTATCTTCAATTACATATGTTTTAGTACCTAAAGTTCTCTTTTGGATTCTACTCAAGTTGTTTACAAATGGAATCGATAATCCACCACCAAATCCACAACCGGATAATGCCAAGTAGAATATCTCTTGGAACACTCTATTACGTGCGATGTGACCTGATGTACAGTTAAACATTCTCGTGTTATGTTTCATAATTTGTTCGTGTCGGTATTGTAAGTTTCTTTGTGATGCCAATACCGCTTGGTCCTTCATACTTTCTAAAGCAGATTGTAAATACGGTTCTACCGTTTCTTTATAATCCACATATTTTTTTCTGTGTCCATCTATGATATTTTCACACGCGTCTTCCCATGTTTCATATCTTCCTTTATCTTCCAACCATTTGAAATAATCCGAGTGTAACTTCAAGTCACTCAGAAATTTTTTACCTTTCTGCATTTCTAAACTTTGTTTTTTTTATTTACTTATTATTTGTGTCTTCTTCTCTTGTGCCTTTTTATAGACTTCGGCAACTCTATTTGCTCTTTTTTGAACTTCATCTTGTTCATGACCCAATAAAGTATTTTGTGATTCTGTATCGATAACTAAAAATTCATTATTAAATTTACAGTTTTGAAACACGACACCATCTTTACCAATACGAGATTTAAGTAATGTTAATGTTGCCAAATTATGTTCTTTCTGTTCTAATGTTTTACCGATAGATAATATAACGTGAGCAATTTGTGCTTTCTTAATAGAACCTCCCATTTGATCTCCTGTTACAACTTCACTTGAAATAGATTCACGGTTACCTTGTGTTGCTGTCCATATTGCCATATCAAATTCACCTGTCATAGATTCCAAACTTCTCATAACTGAACCTTCACCTTTCCATTCTTCACCATTTGTTGATTTATCAGATGAAATACAATCAACATAATCTAACACTAATAAATCTACTTTAATACCGTCTGAACTCATCTTTCTGATTTTATTTTTTATTTCAGAAACAGTTACATTATCACTAGCCAATTTCAATAATTTTAAACTACCTGTAGAACGAGACTGAGCCTGTTCAACTTTTTCTTTAACCGCATCTTTAAATTCAGGTTGTTGGTCAGGTGCAATTTCAGACCAAATCGTATAATGTTTTCTTTTAATGTTACCTGGATTATCTTCAAAAAATATTTGAACTACATTAAGACCTAAGTTATATGCCGTGTTAGCAAATTTAGTAAGTAAGGTAGTTTTACCAGTACCAGTTGGTGCTAATACAACACCTAATTCGCCAAGTCCAAGACCCCCTTTAAGTAGGTTGTCAATCCCCACAATACCCGTCGGAATTGGTTGTCTAAAATCCTGTTCTAACGCACCATCAATATCATGAAATACATCAGTTGTTTCATCATTAGAAATACCAACTTGTAACGCTTTTTGGATAATTTCTTCAATCTTATTATACGCTTCAAACTCACCACTTTCAATAATACTCTGTACACTTTTTAACTCTCTTTTCAAGTTTTGTTGTTTACAGAAATTAAGTGCTGTGTCTTTTACATATTCAATTTGTGATTCGTTATTTTTAATAGCCTCTAATGTATCAACGTGAACTTTGGAAGAATCTTTATTACCGCCTTCAGCCATAATTTTCTGTGCCAATGTATTGTAATCGGGAATTTTATTATATGTTTTATATAATTCCTTTGTATTTTCCATAATAAATTTAAATGAACTATTGTCAAAAAATTTACTTTCCAATACATCAATAATGGTCTCACCATATTTCTTATCTTCAATAATCGCCTTTATTAGGGATTGTTGAAACGAAAATCCCAAATACCCAAAATTCCTTTCTTCCATGTTTGTTTTTTATATATGTTTTAAATTATAATTCGTGTTGTAGATAATTCGTCTCTAATTCTTCGGTTGATAAAATGTCAGTTAAATCTGACAAAATTGTTTTCAATTTCGGACGAATGTCTACCGTATATCTTACCTTTGGATGATAATAATATGCGGGGAATATCCTTTGAATAAATACATCGTCACCCAACTTAATTTCCATTAAAAAATGTTCTTTTTCTCTGGTTTCATCACTTTCCACAGACTCCATATTGAGGATATAGTTTTGATTCTCACATAGGTAGTTGGAACTTTTTATTTTCAAATCGTGTGAAATATCTTCACAAATATTTTTTATATAGTAGTGAAGGTCCATTGAACATCTTGCTTGGTCAACGTGGTCTCTCACATTAAAAAATCTCTGACACACAATGTGTCCTTCTAAAGACAAAAGAAATTCAAATTTCGTAATGTTGTCTTGGTTTTGGTAATCTCTACTCATTGGTTTTTACTTTAATTGTTTTTGTTTTTATTTTATTTTTTTCTTTTCTTGTTAAACGTAAGAATGGATTTAAGAATTTTGTCCATGCGTCATCTGATTTGGGTAACATATTAAACAGTCCGTCGTCCATCATCATTTTCATTGCGTTTTTATAAGATCTTCCTTCTTGGTCTAATGACTCGTTTATTAGAAGGTCAATGTTTTCTTTCGCCTCATCACTTAAAAAAGGTTCATCCAAACTCACGATACGATTGTTTACATCAAAAAACTCTTCACCAAATACTCCGTGTTTAGTAACACCTGTTAGTAAATTTGTAATTAATTTGTTGTGTTTATCTTGTTCAAAAAGAAGTTCACTCCTTTCTTTAACTTGTTGAACTGAG